GAGGCTTTGCTTTTTTCGCTACCAAGAATTAAGCAAAGTAATTGATTGATGGAGCGTTTGATTTGATTTTTAGTAATCATTTGAGGTTGCGATTGCGTTCGGCAGCGTCAGGGATAGACCTTTGTAGATCTTCCCATTCAGCTTGTCGTTCACGTTCTTCTATCTCTTCATCAGAAGGAGGCCAGGGATCTCGAAAGTCTGATGGGCAAAGATCTTCGTAAAGATCGTCATAGTTTTTGCGGTTGGTCATGATTCAATTCGGTTGATAGTTGCTTGGAGCGTTGCTGGATCTTTGGTGCCAAAGGGACTTAGCTCTAGTTTGCAGCCAGTCCAAGGTTCAGCGCACATAGGCAACGGCAATTCATAAACATCAACATCATTAATGTCTGGATCGTTGTGGAACAACCACTTGCCCACGATTGCTATGTCTTTTGGAGCGACATCCATGCCAGTGCGTTCGCCCAAGGCAATTGCCATGGATTTTCTTTGTTCTGTGTTTAGGTTCGTTGGGGTCATGATGATTGGAATGGTGTGAGACAAATGTCTCAATACTTTTGAGACTGATGGCCGCCCATGCGGTGAAGGCGTTCAAAGGCTCTAGAAAGCTGCATTAGCTCCTGCACGTTGTGTTGTGCAGATGCTTCCATCCAGGCTTGCTCTAAGTCACGCAGCATCGCGTCACGTTGTTCAAGCATGGGTATTGGAGCGTCAACATCGTGAACGATGTCCTCGTTTTGCATCTGAGTGCTTGCTAAGGCAACGTCACGAAAGCTGGTAGCTCTGCTAATGCTGAATAGCCTTTGAAGTCTTAAAGAAACTGCTGAAGGTCCATAGCCAAGACTTAGAAGGCGCTTGGCTTCTTCAACATGTTTGCCTTTAATTTCATTGGAGCGTTTCATGCTTGAGCCTTCAACACGCGAGGCGAGAACAGGTGAACAAAACGAGCCAGTGTGTCGGCGTTTTGCTTGCTCAAATAATCCGCGATTGCTTCGAGCAGAGTGTCGTTGGCGATCATTGCAGTGGTGAGGTTCAGGCCGTCTATAAACGTGACAGAACCAGTTCCAAATTCAACGGTTGAGCCATTCTTGAAAAAAAATGTAGTCGTGTGGTACGAGTCCATTGGGAAATTGAGGTTTAAAGCGGAGCAAGGTTGATCCCCTTTACTCCTGTCTTACAATACAGACCATTCAAGGAAGCTGCAAGCGACCATTCATGACTAACTCAGCGCCTACTAAAACCATTCACTTCTGCGCTGATGAGTGGATGCTCCTGCTTGAAGCTCTCCACTGTTACAAGGACACAAACGATGGTCGCAGGGTCGCCGGTCGCCTTAACTGGGTCAGAGCCAAACTTGAAGAATGCAGGGCAGAAGAATGCCTCATCCGGCTCAGCGCATAAAAAAAGCCCGCTTTTAGCGGGCCTAGCGTTAGGTGTAACTGGAGCGGTCGCGATTCATGCCGGTCCGTTTTTCCAGCTTTGAAGCCGCAAGCTTTTCAGCTGTTGGTGCGGTAGTAGATGACAAGAAAAAACCCGCGATTAAGCGGGCTCTAGGGTTTCGTTGTAGATGGTGCGCTCTTGACAGTAAAGGTCAACAGCAGCCCAGACCATCGCGTTTTTTAATTGGTCAACATCTTCTGCATTGTTGCAGAAATCAGCGAGCGTGAATTCATGGTCATTAAGTAACCATTCCTCTATGTCGCTTTGATGTTCATTGAAAAATGCGATTGTCTCGCGATAGTAGATGAAACCAGAAACGCCAGAGATGCAGCCATATGAGGCCACATCCCTAACTTCCGACTCATCAGTGAAACGAGCTTCCAGAGCCTCCCGAAGGAGGCAGTCAGACATCAGAGCCATCTCAGCGCACCACTCGAACAAACTGCTGGGTTCCGCTTTGTTGTTGGAGCGGAGACTGAAGCGCAGTCTGCACAAAAGCAACACCGAAAGCGCCTGCCGCAACGTAAACGGCAAACACACTTAAAAACGTTTTCATGGTCGTTAGTAGGGGTTGATCGTTGGGTTCGTTGGGAGCGCTTCTTGCAAGCGATAAAACCGGCAAATTGCCGATTATGTCGGCTTGCTGCTACCCGGACACGTTGCCGAGTGGCTCGATTTGCTCCCGTTCTTCAGTTTTCAAGGTTGCCAAGAGATTTTACCTCTTGGTTCTTACAGTATAACATGGTCGGCAACATTTTTCGAGTCTGACACGATAAGAAGTATGAAGACCTTGGCGAGTGCAAATGTACTAGGGGGTAGTGTTGCAGATTAGTGCGTTTGTATCAGTTGCCAGGTACCCTGCACATATATCCGTACAACAGTATTCGTGTAATAAAAAAGCCCCCTAAGTGGGGGGCAGGGGTTGAAGTTGTGGACGAGGGGATCAGTCGCCCTTGTCTTCGATGGAGATCTTAAGTTCAGGTGCCTGGATATTGACTGTCTCAACGGATTCACCGATGACACGTCCGATGGAGTCGAGCACCTGACTTGCGGTCTGAAGTTGCCCCTTCTTCAGAGCTTGATGGAAGAGTTTGGTGCGCATGTGTTGAAGACGCGCGAGCATATTTTCGCGATCAGCTTGCCAGTCTTCATCAACGAGCTTTTTAACTTCTGCCCAATCACGCCAAGCAGTATTGATTGAGATCTGTTCTTTCTCCTTATGGTCGTACACGAGCGCACGAGCCGACAATCCATCGAGCTGTCGTCGATAAAGCCGCCTGATGCGATCTTCTTTTGCTTGTGTGGTGCGATCCATTAGAGGTTCAGGCATCAACCTATCGACCTTTTTTCAGATAATAACCTCCCACATTGTGTTGTGGCACGGCGAAGAGGGGGGTAGGGGTTGAAAATCTGTGTAATGTAATAGGCATGAGCACAAAAACAGAGCCTATTAGCCTGAGATGGGCACAAGGGCAGGTTTATTCGAGCGAAAAACGCTTTCGAGTATTGGTAGCGGGCCGTCGATTTGGCAAATCGTACTTGTCTTGCGTTGAATTGGTACGTGGAGCGATTGAGAAGCCAGGGGAGACATTTTTTTATTGTGCTCCGACGTATCGAATGGCGAAAGATATTGCGTGGCGAGCATTAAAGAAGTTGGTTCCGAAGGTATGGATTCACAGTAAGAACGAAACGGACCTACGAATCGAGCTAATCAACGGTTCAACGATTGAGTTGAAGGGTACAGAGAACGCTATGGCGTTAAGGGGCCGAAGTTTATCGGGTGTAGTGCTGGATGAGGCAGCATTTATGGATGCGGAGGTATGGTTTGAGGTTATCCGACCTGCTTTAGCGGATAAGGAGGGCTGGGCATTATTTATTTCAACACCAGACGGTACAGCTAGCTGGTTTTACGACTTGTGGTGTTATGTACCTGAGGATGAGACTGGGGATTGGAAGAGGTGGTGTTATACGACGATTGAAGGCGGCAATGTTAGTAAACATGAGGTTGAAGCAGCCCGCGCTCAATTAGACACTCGAACATTTCGTCAAGAATTTGAGGCGAGTTTTGAGAATCTGACTGGTTTAGTGGCGGTCAGTTTTTCAGACGACAACATTTCACCAGAAGCCAAGGATATTTCAATTCAACCGTTGTTGTTAGGCGTTGACTTCAACGTAGATCCAATGTCTGGCATTTGTGCGGTCAAGGATGGGGAGACGTTGTATGTATTTGACGAGATTATGTTGACGGGTGGAGCGACGACTTGGGATTTTGCGGACGAGGTAACCCGTCGATACGGTGTAGATCGCAGAGTTATTGCTTGTCCTGACCCTACGGGCGGTGCCAGAAAAACGAGTGGTGTAGGCGTAACAGACCACGCAATTTTGAGGCGTAGTGGCTTTACAGTTCAAAGTCCCAGATCACCATGGAAGATTCGAGACAAGATCACAGCAGTCAACACCGGGCTAATGGATGCTTCTGGAGCGCGAAGGGTAAAGATTCATCCAAGGTGTAAGGAGCTAATCAAGTCGCTTCGGACGTTGACTTATGCACCTGGGACGGGGTTACCGAACAAGAATTTAGGAGTGGACCATGCATTTGACGCATTTGGGTACTTAGTGCTGCAGCAATTCAACCTTGCAAAACCCGAAACACTAGGTACAACCTCTTACCGGCTTTATTAAAATAGGCAGGTATTCCTTTATGAGGGGTGCGCAGAGTCTCCTGCAGCGGATCAGGAGTGAGGAATGCAGGCGCGTGAGCCGGTTCTAGTCCGCATTCATTGGAGCGGTTAGACTGAGGGCAAGTTACTTGTCTTTGTGATGCCCAAAGGTGCTGGAACTTACGGTACGCAGAAAGGCCGTCCACCAAAGAAAAAGAAGGGGATGAAGAAAGGCAGCAAAAAGATGCGTTGTAGCTGTGGCCAGTGAAAACGTTCCAGTCAACAAGGCGCTTTACAGCCGTGTAAAAGCGGAAGCCAAGCGTAAGTTCGCGGTTTATCCGAGCGCGTATGCAAATGCGTGGCTGGTACGCGAATATAAGAAGCGCGGTGGCACTTATCGGAAAGCAACCAGTGGCGGAACGAAAAAAGGCACGAAAACCCGCAAAACCAAAAAAGCCAAGTAAGTCGCGAGGCGGACTTGGTCGCTGGTTTGACGAAAAGTGGGTCGATATAAAGACCGGGAAACCTTGTGGTCGTTCTAAGGGAGAGGATCGCGCTTATCCAGCATGTCGTCCATCTAAAAGGGTGTCAGCCAAGACACCAAAAACAACTAGTGAGATGAGTGCAGCAGAAAAAGCTCGTTTTAAGAAGGAAAAAACGGGATCAAAAAAAATTTCGTACCAACATAAGAGGCGTAAGGCCAAAAAGAAGAAGACTTGAGATGGCTTGGGACGTGTAGGCAGTTAGAATTAAGGGTATAGACCCTTCCTATGTCCACCCATGGCCATCCTTCGCGGAGAGCAGGGTGCTGTTCAATTTGATGCAGCTGGTTCTTCCAACGCAACCATCGTTGGTACTCGCAGCTGGACATTGAACATCACTAAAGACACGCTAGACGTTTCCGACCACGGCGATACGTTCCGCAGTTTTGTCGGCAGCATGGTGTCTGGTTCTGGCACTGTTGAGTTGGTTTATGACCCTGACGCAACAGGTCAAGCAGCGTTTATCGAAGACGTTATTACGACTAACGACACTGCCGACGCTACGTTTGAGCTATTTACGACTGGCACCACCTCTGGTACTGACAGCGTAAGTTTTGCGGGGATCATTACCAGCATGGATATTGCATCCACTGTTGGGGATTTAGTGGTTGCCACCTGCAACTTCGTTACCAGCGGTGCCATTACTTCTAACCTTGAGTAAGGGTTAGGGCGATGGCAGAGCGCAAAAAGCGTAAGCGTAGTCCCAACCTTAGTGTGGGGCGTGGCGAAAAACTGCCTGTCAGTAAAGGTGCTGGTTTGACCGCTAAAGGTCGAGCTAAGTACAACCGGCAAACAGGTTCTAATTTGAAACCGCCGGTTACAGGCAAGCCCAAGACAAAGGAAGAAGCTGCCCGTAAACGTTCTTTCTGCGCTCGAAGCCGTAATTGGACAGGTGAACGGGGTAGAGCGGCTCGTCGTCGATGGGGCTGTTAGTAACTCAATTTTGAGATGTCATGACTTACTCCGTTCCTGGTCTCGTTAGAACGAATCTCGTCAGCAGTTCCTACATGGGAAGTGTTGACAGTCCGTTTGTACGAACACGGGCAGTAATCGACCAGATGAAGGGCTGGGAGATTATGAAAGCCGTGGTTTCTGGAACGGAATATCTACGAGAAAACAGCGAAACATTTTTACCGCTAGAGCCCCGCGAGGACTACACGGCTTATCTAGCAC